TACGCCTGCAGGCCATGTGCCTGCGGCCTTCGGGCCGAATATGTAGCTGGTGGCCGTGTTGATATAGAAATCACCGTTGACACCTTCCGTGGTCGGATCAACCGCGCCGCTCAGGACCGTGAAGCCAACCGCGCCCTGTGGTCCTACCAGCGATACGCCTGCAGGCCATGTGCCTGCGGCCTTCGGGCCGAATATGTAACTGGTGGCAGTATTGATATAGAAATCACCGTTGACACCTTCCGTCGTCGGATCAACCGTGCCGCTCAGGATGGAGAAACCCTGAGGACCTGTCGGCCCCTGCAGTGATATGCCTGCCGGCCATACTCCTGCTGCTTTGGGTCCATAGATAATGACCGGCACTGCGGACGTATCCAGCGCGTAGTCGCCATCATTGCCGACGCTGGCGGCTGGTGCTCCGGTTACGGTGATGATGGTGCGCTGGGTGGTGGGGTTCTGCTGGCCTGCATAGGGCGGCAGATCGGCCACATTGGAGAGCACGCAGTCGGCATTCGGGATCGATGCCATGACATCGAGAACGGTGGCGCCGGTATCCGGATCGACGGCGCTGATGCGATACAGACTGGCTGTGGCACCGAGCTGATTGGGCCATAGCGGCATAATGACCTGCCCGGCTGAATCGGCGAGGAACTGCTGCGCTTTCGGGACGACATAGCCGCCGGCATCGACCTCGGTGCGATCCAGTGCTGCGGTGACGATAGCTGCGGCCAGAGGCTGGCCATCTTCCCCGTAAATGGTGGCTGTGACGTTGACTGTAGTTAGTGGCATTTTATAACTCCTCTATGCTCAGCGGGAAGGTGCCGAACTGCTTGCCGGAGAGCGGACGCGGGCCGATGCCGGTGACTTCGCCTGTGACAACCATGCTCATTTTCACGTGATTGATACCCACCACATCCCCGACCTCCAGCAGCAGATGCGCCAGCGTGAGAGAGCAGCCGGCCAGCATGCGGTCGGGGTTGGCTGTGCGCAGCAGCTGCCAGTTCAGCGTGGTGAGCGCCTGCGCCTCTGTGGGTACATCCGGCATGGAGATGATGCGATCGCGCAGGCCGTAGGAGGCCTGTGATGCGGCATTATCAAGTTGCCCCGATGCGGCCCAACCGGCACGACTGGCGGAGAGTCCGCAGCGATAGTTGATGTGATTGACCAGGTTGCGCGTGCCTGATTTGCTCTCTGTGAGCGTAGAGGCTCCGCTGTCTGTGCGTACAACATCGGCATCGGCCAGCACGACGACCGGCGTGGCGCCGGGGTCGGGGCGCTTGCGCATGATCCAACGATCGCCCGAATAGCAGATGATGGCACGGCACTGCTCGGAGATACGGGTGAGCATATCGCGCACCTTGGTATGCTGATCCAGCACGGCGGTCAGCACATCGCCGGTGAAGGCTGTGAAATCGGCAGCGGCTGCCTCGGCTGCGGTGGCCCCGCCATAGTGGCTGATGATGTGGCGGGCCACATGATCCGGCTGCTCGATCAGCGCATTGGCTGTGCCGGTGATGGTGCCGGAAGCATCATCCGCCCACCCCTGCACATCGACCGTGACCTGACCGCCGATCACGGTGTCGGCCACGGAATTGCCTGAGAGCGCCACTGTGCCGGTTTTCGATACAGATCCTGATCGTGAGGCTGCGCCTGTTTTGGTGTTGACTATCGGCTCAATATAGAGCGCGTCCATAGACAGTGCCTGGCCTATGGTAACGGTGAGGGAGGCAGTCGCGCCCGCAGATGCAACAGCGCCGGCTTGCATATAGAGCAACGGCTGTGTCTGTCCGCCAACCGGAGACCAGTGAAAGCGAATTTTTGACAGGTTGTTGGTGTAAACGCCGCTTGAATCATAATAGTACGCATGCCCCGGCATATAGGTTCGCCCCGACGGGTTTCCGACCCATACATCGAGATAAACCCACCCGTAACCGCCGTAAAAAGATGCGGAAAGACCAAGCGATGATAGGTCCACCTCCCACTCAGTGACGCCAACCTGCGTCATGGTGCTAAAACCGAATGTTTGATATGCCATCGCGCTATTGAATTGAGTGCCGATAGGCGCATCGCAACCCAGTGTTTCACGCGCGTAGTTCGGGTTTGCCGAGGCAATGGCGATATTATCGCTGACGGTTATCGCATCGTTGACAGCGATTGTGTCGTTCACCGCCAGATTCACCTGCTTGGTAAGCTTGGGCAGTGTGGTAAAGCGTACCTTTGCCTGCCCGGCATCATCAAGCAGCACGGCGAAATCCGCGCCCTGTTGTTTAACGCCGGCAACATAGACGGCGCTGATCGCCTTGACCGGGTGATCTGCGACCAGATAATCATATTGCGTCTGTACCTCGGCAACGGTTGCGCCTTTATCGTGGGCCACGGCGGTGGTGCCATTGGCACCGCGCGTGCAGCCGAGTATGGTGGTCGGGTTTTTGCTGGTATAGGTGATCTGCTCATCATCGATCTGGATCGTGCCGCTGGCTGGAAACTTCGATGCATCGCTGACGCTCAATGTGACGGCCGTGGCCGTGGTCGCCAGCTGCAGCGTGGTGATGCTGCCGGCATCGATGCCCAGGCATGGGCTGGCGGTATGCGAGCCGTAAATCACCGGCATGGTGCGACCTATAGCCGCCGGGTCTGCGCCCGGAAAGTCGGTGGCCGAGAGCAGGCGGGTGATATTGCGATCGTGCAGCGTGGCGCGGCTGATCACGTCGAAACTGATGCGCCCGCCAGCTCGCTTCCACGGATCGTCAACACTGCCCCAGATCAGCGTGATGGCATCGCTGAGCGCCGTGCCGAGCGCCCATAGCTTGACCTTCGCATCGGCGGCAACCCTGCAGGCTGTACGATTAGCAGCACTATCGAGCACGGATAGCGACAGATCGCCTGCGCCGGTCAGCGACTCATACATCTGACCTATGCTGACCAGCTCTGCATCATAAGCGTTACCGGAGACGGTCTGCGCATCGGCGCACAACCTGCGCACAGATCCGCCGGGCGGTGTGATCTCAACCAGAATGCGGAATGCCGCACCATCGGTGCGCGCCAGCGCCGTGGCCATGGCTGTGGTTGCTACGCGCACGGGTAGCTCCGGAGAGTCAAAGGCTTTTCACCACAGAGGGCACAGAGGACACGAAGGAAAAACAAAAAGCATCTATTGGGTTTCTTTGTGCCTTCGTGGTGAGTATATGATTTGATCATGCGACGACCTTCATGGTGAGGCTGACGTTGTGCCATGATACGCCAATCTCCTGTGGCTCCATCACATCCTGAGCAAAGGTGACGTTATAGGTGATGCCATCGGAATCCTGCAGTTGCCAGGCTAGTGCGCGCTTATTGACGCCTGTGGGTGCCGGGTTGGTGAAAAACGCCTTGACGGCAGCTGCGTCTGTGCTGCTGAGCGGGCCGAGCTGCATGGAGAACACCTCGGTGTTTCCGCCGAAGTCATAGACGACATCCACCTCGGCGTCCGTAGTGAATACATTCTGCCTGCCACGCACAGGGCGTGAGCGCGGCAGCTTCTCTACGTCTGGCAATATGACCTGTGCCGTAGGGGAGGCGAGTGTCGGGCAAGCTAAAATGATGCTCATTACATGCCCTGCAGGCGCTGCATTTCCGGCATGATCAGGTTACGGGTAATAAAACGCCAGTCGAGTCCGGCGGGATCTGCTGCACCACCTGATGCAGGGACATGGACGTTTATATCGCCGAAGGACTGGGAGTTGCTGAGCACCCGCTCGCCTTCATGCAGCTGATAATAGCCATCGCGCGGGATCAGCCCGCCGGTTGCGCGGGAGCCGGAGACATCGGAGGCGGGAGCGGATGAGCTGCTGCTGTCGTTTACGGTAAGTATCCTGTGAATGGTAACGATCTCTTTCGGAATGGTATTCAGCTCCGCGATGATGTTGGCTACAGCCTGCAGCGCCGCCTTGGTGTCGAAATGGGCCTGCACGTCGGCGGACTTCTGCACGGATTCCATCTCTGTTTTCAGATCCGTAATGCGGGCGCCAATCAGCTTGGCCTCGTTTTCGGGCAGCAGTTTGGTAAGCGACTGGCCTGCCGCAGTGATTGCCGTGTTGGCGGCCTCCATCTTCTGCTTCAGCTCGACGGATGCGCCAGTGCTTTGTTTCAGACTATCGAGCAGCTGCTGTGTTTCTCGCCCGTATTGCAGGTTGTACGACGCCGCGGCGGCATCCCTGCCGCCGGTCTTGTTCAACGTGCTTTTCAGCTCCTGAATGCGCGACTCCACCAGCGCCTTGGCATCATCAACGCTGTGCCCGGCATCCAGAATCGCCTGCGCCTCCTGCTTGAAGCCGGCCAGCTTGTCGGAGACAAAGGCATCGGCGCCCTTGCCTGTGGTGTTGAACAGGTTGGCGTTGGCGCTGGCATTGTTCTGGTTCATCTTGTCCAGCTCGCTGTGCAGTTTGGATAGCGCTGATGAGGCCTTGTTCAGCGGCGGCAGCGACTTCTTGCCCAGCTCTTCCAGACTGGTTGTGAGCACATCCACCTTGCCTGCTGCGCCCTCGGCATCCTTGCCGAAGGCTGTTGTTGCATCCCCGCCGGTGCGCATAGTACTCGATAGCTTGTCCATGCTATCGCCGCCGGCCTGCAGGATAGCTGTGTGCAGGAAGCCAAGCTCGGTGCGTGTGCTGCGGATTTGCGCCTGTTGTGCGTCCAGCCTGGCATTGGAGCCGTAGAGTGAAATGCTCCATGCATTCATCGCCTCCTGTGCGGCGAAATACGCATCGGCAACATTGACGCTGGCAAGTGCAACGCTATCGATGCCAACGCGCACGAAGTCCAGTCCTGTTCTGAAGTGGGAGAACAGAGGTGTCATCCCCTGCAACAGCATAGCCAGGCCTTTCATGTCGGTGATGAGAAAATCCATAAAGCCGGCATTGGCGGCGGCGTTCTGGACATCGATCAGCGAAGTTTTAAAGCGGTTGAACTCGGCGGAGGCATTGTGTGCCGCCTGAACAGCCTTATCGCCGTATTCATCATGCAGCACCTTGGCCAGCTTGGGCAGCAGATCTGTGGCCAGCACCTGTCCTGTATCCAGCATCTTGTTGAGCTCGCTATCGGTGACGCCCAGCGCCTTGGCCGCCAGATGCATGGCTCCCGGCAGCCGCTCGCCGAGCTGGCCGCGCAGCTCTTCCGCCTGCACGTTGCCCTTGCTCATCATCTGGGCTACTGCGAGCAGCATGCCGGAAGTATCTGCCGACGTTTTGTTCAGCGCGGTGGCTGCCTCATTGATAGCGATAAAGATATCGCGGGTGGCTTGCCCGGCCAGCGTGCTGCCCTTGGCCGAGCCGGTAAGCTGGGCATAGTCTTGCGAGGTGGTGAGCAGATTAAGCCCCAGCCGTTCGGCCTCGGCGCGCACGAAGGCCATTGCTTCGCCCGCCCTACCTGTGGCGGCATCCAGCGCTGACATCGTGCCCTGCATCTGCATACCAACATTGAAAATGGATCGGCCCAGGGCTGCGATGCCGATGCCCGGCAGCAGGTTGCGCATGGAGAGCAGCGACGCGTTCAGCTTGCCGGCGCTTGTTGCGGTTGTCTTTGAATGCTTGCCCAGAGCATCCACTTCACCGCTGAATTTCCTGATGACGGGCGTGCCCTTGTCATCTACCTCCAGCAGGTAGACGAGCTTGCCGTCAGTGGTCAGCACCATGCTGCCCCCGCGTCTGCCACTGATATGCACCAAGGCGTGCGGCCTCGATGGCATCCATCAATAGCGCCGGCTGATCGAGCAGGCCACCGGCCGCCGGCAGCTGCGACGGCATGTAGTCGGCCAGCTGGAACAGCCAGCCGAGGCTGTTCATCTCGCGGCCCGGGCAGATGGTGTCTTTCTCCAGTCCGGGGAGGCGCGCTTCCGGCTCCGCGAACATGCACGGGGCAGGATCGCTCGGCATGCGACACTCGACGGCGGCAGGGCATCCCTTGCATGTCAGTCCTGCTGCCCTGGCCTGGGCAGCTCTTCGGATTTTTTTCCCTCGTCATCCTCCAGCTTGTTGGCCCTGATGACGGCCAGCCCCAGCTCCTGGATCTCATCCGTCGTGCGTATGCCGTTAAGCACGGCATCGATATCAAGCTCAACCAGCTCATTTTTTCGGTTGAAGAATGGTCCGGCTGATAGCAGACCGGCACGGCAGACGCTCATATAGCCGTCGTGTAGTTTGTCTGCGGCCTGCTGGAGCTCTTTACCCGTAGCTTCGGACGGAATATTCAAGCCGAGAAACGGCTCGCATATCTTGCGCCGCTCGTTGGCATTGAACTCCTTGATATGGAATACCGTCGGCGTTTCTGAGCCGCGATCGGCAAGCATGATGTATTCGAATCTTCCGTCAGCTAGTTGAATAGCCACAATGCCCCCCTTAGTTGAACGTCAGCGAATAGGTCAGCACTTCGAAGGTTTCCATGTTTCCGAAGGTGCCGTCCTGATCTTCAGGGGCCAGATCGCTGCGGCGGGCGGTCATGTCGATGACAAGGCCGGACCAAGTTGCCTGCAGGGTGAAGGATGTGGCGCTGCGCAGCTGCTGCCAGCGGGTTTCGCCAACCACTGCGTTGGTGGGGATCTTCAGCATGGGCTTGCCGTTTTTGATGATGATGCGCGTGCCGCCTGAATACGGCACTTCAACCACCTCAAGGCCGAGATCCAGCTCAAGCGAGCCGATATCTATCGCAGCCGCATCCTTCGTCACCGCCACGGAGCCGGTGAAGCGCATCGGGGTGCCCGCAGGATCTGATACGGATATGGGCGATGCGCCCGGGGTTGGCAGCGCAAACGGCGCTTTCAGGTCTGTCTTGATCTGCAGATCCTGTCCCGGCTTACCGGTAAGGACGACATTGCCACGCGCATCAACCAGCGGATATGAGTCGCCGCCCTCGATCAGCTCAAGGCTGGCGCGCGGGGCGTTGATCAGATCGGCCGGCGTGTTCGGCGCATAAACCACCGACACGCCTGCATTGATGGTTTCAGTCAGGCCGCAGAGGCCGGCCAGAATCTCGGACACACCATTACCGGGAATGCTGCCGGGCGCTGCAGCGCGATAGACCGGCACGGTAAGCGTCATCGGCAGCACCGATGCCCCGTCATCATAACGGGCGATCGTGTGGCCGAAGCTCTGCTGCGCCATATTCTCTGTGTTGATGCGCTTGGTATCCGGCTTGGCGAAGCTGAAGTCGGCGATATCGCCGATGCCGTCCGCCGCAAGCAGCGTCTCCAGCGTGCCCAGTACAGCCTGACGCTTGATCGATATGGAGCGTTTGCGTGTTAATACATTGGCCATGGGTTATGCCTCCTGTGCCTGTTTGGTTTTTGTGGCGATTTCTGCATCGGGATCGGTTTTGACGGCTGCCAGCTGCTCTGCATTCAGCTCGATATCCTTATGCACGCCTTTGCCAAGGCGGCCCATGCCGGGCACGTGTACGCCGGCTGGTGACTTAACGGTGATGGTTTGCTTGCTCATGCTGCGCCTCCATGTAGTTGGCTGTGTTTAATGCTCATGCGGCACCTCATGCGTGCAGCACGGCTTTGCGTGTGGTCTGTATTTTCAGCCCCATAAAATGCTGCGGATGATTGACGCCCATATCACCGACAGGGGTGACAATCGTGAGATCGGTGACCAGACCTCCCAGCGTGCGGTCGGCGAGCAGATCCTGATAGACAGCGGCCTCGAAAGCGGCGAGACCGGCAATGGCAGCTTCCGGATTTGTGTTGTGCGTTCCGATATCGATGATGAAATCCTCGACGATAAGAAAGCGAGCGTTGTCCACCTCGCGCAGCGATGACGGGGTATAGATGATGATGGCGACGGGGAATTCCCCAGCGCGCACCTGGGCGCGATCTCCCAGCAATACCGTTATATCCTTGCCGCCGTTTGCCAAAGCCCATGCACTGCTGTTGCCTGATTGCATAGCGCTGCGCATGGCCAGCTGAATATCGTGATAGGTGATCACTGTGCTGCCGCCCGCGCCGCCCGCAGCGCATCCATAACATCGGCAATGCCGGCTTCGTGTGAGTTTTGAATAGCATCAACCTGGAACCGGCGCTTTCCATAGCGGCTGTGCGTGCCCGTGCCTTCGGACACGGATTCGGCATAGGCGGCGGTATCGATCAGCGCCCCCTGACCGTGACGCATGCTGACGCCGCTTTTACTGCGGCCCGGCAGGATGTAATTCTGCAACCGGCGCAAATGGCCTGTGCGCACAGGCACCGGATAACCGCCGATATTGTGCCGCTCCCATACACCTGTGCCGCCCTCGCCGCTGAGATAATACTTGGCCAGCCTGTTGGCGCGCAGAACCCACTTGCCAAGCCCTTTATCCAGCGCCTTGGGAAACAGCTCAGCCAGGCGATTGATACGGGAGATAATCTCCGGCGTGTTGTGTGTGACGAAGATATTAGCCATTGCACGCCACCCTAAAAATGACTGCTTACGACAGCGCCGAAGGCGGGGCCGCTGCTGGCCTCTTTCGGCTGCGACGTTGCGCCGGCGATGGCTGCGAATTCGCGCTCGGCATCGGCCTCATAGGCCTGCTTGTTGGCCCTGAACTGCTGTATAGCCATAGGCAGGGCGTTCCCGTCTCCGCCGATGACGGTGTCGGCCTCCATGCGGTTGATGCGCCGCTGCCACAGGGCTGCACAGGCAAGATAGCGCTCGGCCAGCGTAAGATGCCGCACCACGGCAGCATCATTGCTGTTGGCCAGTGTGCCTGTCCGCTCGGCGACAGCCACGGCTGTCTGCTCCAGCAGGGCCATGCCGTAGGCATTCCAGTCGGCTGTTGTGCGCCCGAATTGCTCCGGAGAGAATCCCTCGTTGATCAGGTCGGATGCCTTGTTGCGGCTGTTCATCAGTTAGGCCCCGGCCTGTTTTTCTGAATCTCTGAGAGCTTTTTGTCCATGGATATAAGAACCGTCTCAATGCGAACCACTCGCTGAATGATATCACTGCGCGAGGCCTGCATGCGCTCGACTGAACGCATGCGATACTCAATGCCTGACGCCCACCAGATAATCCCTCCTGCCTGAATAAACAGCACTACAATCACACCCAGCATGGTACCTGAATTCTCATACCATCCTCTCCGGCGGCGATCGTGTCCGCTATATTGGTCGGTCATTGCTTCGCACCTTTGCCGAACATGCCGGCCAATACATCGGCAACGCCTGTTGCCGGCGGGTGTCCTACGGCCGCAGCGAGCCTGTTGCTGTGCTCCACTTTCAGGATGCCGAAATAGGCTTTAAGCAGATAAACGAACGGGGCCAGCAGCGCAGTGATGAACGGCCAGCCATCCATAATCGCCTTGACCATATGCTCGTTGGCCATGCATACGGCATAGCAGAATATCACCACGATCAACAGAGTGGCCGCAGCGACAACCTGAAACGCCTGATAAGCTATTTTCGGGCGTGTGGTGTGCGGATTCTGTGCATCCGACTCAAGCATGGTGCGCAGAGTTGAGCCCGACTCCTGTATCTCGGTCATCTGCAGCTTGATAAACTCACTCTGCAGCTGGGCGACCAGCTCAGGCTTGGCAGCAAGCGCACTCATCACCTGGTCGTGGTTGTCCGGGTTGGATGCGTCGATGCCGGTAACCTTTGATGCGGCGTCCACAATATTCTTGGCCACCGTTCCGGCCTTCGGGCCGGCAATGTGTCCGACCAGATCCGGCAGGAACTTCGAGGCAAGCGAAATGGCAATGGGGATAAGGGGCAACATGATCACATCCACCCTGCGAGTGAAAACAACCATTTAGCCAGAGCTACAAGCAGGCCGATGGCAGCAAGAGCAAGTCCGCCGAAGAAAGGAAGAATCGCGGCATAGTTCTCACTTCGGTCGATGTGGTGTCCATACCCAGCCAGAGCTAAGCCTAGAATGATTAAAACGATTGCGGTGATATACATATCAGTTGTCCTCCGATGCATAGAGCAGGTTGGTGCCGATGCGGCGGGACCAGCCTTTGCCGTATGTCGGCCATGTATGGCAATCGGTCATGAAAATCAGGCGGCTGCCAAGGAAGCGCAGCAGGATGTCGTTGTTGTCGGTCGCGGCGGCTTTGGCTGCCGAGTTTGGGCCCCATGCGCCGTCCGGTGTTGCGCCTATAGCCTGCTGCAGCAGCTTGATGGCGCGGTGAGTGCCGTGGTTCGCGCCGGCATCGAGCATCTGATAGCGCACGGCATCGGATACATCGGTGACCGCATCCCAGTATCTTGTGCGATAAAGCTCGATCGCTGCCGGGCGGGTCAGGTTTTTGATATCAACATCGGGGAATGACGCGGCTGAGATGCCGAACTTGGTGCCCTTACATTCGCCGACGCCGACATGACCGCCTGTCCAGTTGCCCGGGTCTTTCGGATCATCGGTAAAGCCGCCCTCATTGCTGAGTAAGCGGTCAATTGCTTTATGGAACAGATCAGACATTGTGTAATTAACTATTCGGCCTTGGTGAAATCGACATAGAACTGCTGGCCGACTTCAAGCTTCCCGAACAGCGCCGGATTGGCGATGACCATGTGGAGGTCTGCCGTAGGGCTGAACCTGGCATACGTGTTGTTCTCGTCAGATCCGTCGTCCGGATAACCTTCATTCCGGCACACGGCGCGAAAGACAATATCTTCCGACCCGCCCATATCCTTAACACCAGCGACTTCCATTTTTGCGCGCATCAAAGCTGACATAGCTTTCTCCTTCACATCATGTTTTCGACTTCCTGAAACGAATCGGCTGTCGATTCGCTTTAGAAAATCGCCCGGGCCGCGTTAGCATTTTTTATGCTTCGGCGGCATACAGCCTCCATGGCCATATATGGACCGGGCGATTCCTCTCCTGCTCACCGCTTGCGCGGCTTCCCCTTAAGCGGAGCATTTGCCCCGGTGAGGATTCACAGGCGGAGCATCCCGGCGCTCCGCCTGTAACGCTTACGCCAGAGCGATACGGCGTACCTGGCTGGAATTACCAATCGCGGCATTGAACTCGCCTGACCAGTGCAGGTCTGTGCCACGGCGTGCGGCGCTGCGTGCTTCCTCACTGGTGAGGTCGCGCCATGTGGCGGACTCCAGGCTGTGCTCGGGCAGCGCCACATATGCGCCGGCGGATGCCGGAATATTTGTGTTGCTGGTGATCACAAACCGACCGATGTTCGACTCGATTTTGCCGTTATTGGCGTTCGGCTTATCAAAGCTGGCAGCCAGCGCCTTGCGGATGATCGAAGCATTGCGGCGGTTTGCCAGGATGGTGAACTCGGTCTGGTCGGACAGGCCATACTTATCGCCTACCGCCTCCAGGATGGTGGCGCAGGCGTTATCGATGGTCTTCTCAACAGAGGTATCGAACGCCTCGTTGACGCCGGTGCCCAGGGCCTTGAGCAGTGCATAATGCATGTCGGCCTGCTTGTAGCCGTACGTTTTAACGGCGGCCTGCAGCGCTTCCTCAACACGGAAGAATTCGTTATAGCGAATCCAGCGATCGAGAATGCCGAGGGCGGCACCATATTCCAGCGCCTTAATGGTATTCGACGCGGCACTGATGTTTCCAACCTTGGCCTTTTCGCCGTCCACCAGCTCGGTGAAGGTGATACCTGCAGAGATATCCACAACCTCGTGGAAGCGGCTTGTGCTTGTGCGCAGGTTTACTTCCTTGAACAACGCCATGTAAGCGAAATCCAGCGGAGAGCCGCCACCCACATCAAAGCCGCCCATCTCGCGGGACTTCTGCCCCTCAAGAGTGGTATCCACGGCGTTCTGCGGATTGAATACATCGCCGAAGTAATCATTCACGTCGGCGATCAGGTCTGCGCGGGCTTCGGCGTTGCCGTCGAATGCACCATCGTTTTTCCAGGCAGCGAAATCGATTCCGCTCGCCGGGATCTTGGTCTTCATGCTCATATCATCCCTCCTTTACAGGTTGATTTCGTTGCACAGGTCGAAAACGACCGTGGTGTCGGCGGAGGCGGAAGCCTCCTTGCATATCGCGCACTTGGTGTTGGCCGTGGCGGTCTTGGTTAATACCGCATTGGTGGCGTCCCAGTAGAGCGTATCGCCCGGGTTGATCACCAGCGGAGCTTCCTTCGGACCCGTGATATTGTCGGCGCCGTAGGCGTACAGGCCGGCCTCGTTGGCGGCATAGTCGCCGAGAGACACCAGAACGCGGCCATTGATAACGATAATGTCATCAATGGCGACAGCGGCGGTGTGAGCGATTTTCAGATAGTCGACATCATTGATCGACGGGCGTGTGGTTACCTTTGCCATGATTCATATCCCCCTTATTTCTTGTTTTCTTTGCGGGTCTTGCGGTGGCTGCGGCGACCGCCTGACTGCTCTTCGTTGCGGCTGTCCTGGCCGAACTGTTCAGTGCCTGATGTCTTGGCCACGAGCGCATTTGCTTCAGCCTTAAGCTGATCCAGCGAGTAGCCGGAGAGCAGTGCGGTTGCCTGTGCGACGTCTTCATCGGAATCGCCTGTAAGGCCGAGCTGGCGACGCGCCTTCACCACCTCATCGACAAGGCTTGCACGATAGGCCTGTCCGGCTGCGATCGAGGCCGTGGCCTCATCTGCCGATAATTCACCGAGCACGCCGCTCAGCGCAGCCTGCGCCTCGGTTGCCTTGGCCCGTGCCGTGTTGAGCTCGTTGGTGAGCGTGCTCACCTGGTTGTTCAGGCCATCTACATCGATTCCGGCCACCTTCTTGAGTTGGGCTTTCAGTTCTTCCAATTCCATGGTATCTCCTCCTTTTTTGCCCTGATCTCGACGGCCGGAGCCATCGGAATTTTTTATGCCCTGATTAAGCCATTGCGGCATTTGCGCGCTGGCGGCGATGAGCTCGCGGGTGTTTACTGAGGCAATGCTGTGAATGTATTGCTCAATATCATTGCGGCTGGACGCTTCGGGCGTCTGCCCGTCGCCCATTGCGGCAATCTCATCAACAAAGCCAAGGTCAAGTGCCTGCGCCGCATCCATGTATGTGGTTGCATCCAGCAGGGCCATGATCTCATCGCTGCTTTTGCCTGTTTTCCCGGCATAGGTGCGCGCCAGCATCTTATCGATCATATCCAGCACATCGGCGCACTGACGCAGCTCATCGGCTGTGCCGCCGGCTCCCGCACTGGCGCGGTGAACCATCATCATCGATGTGTCGTAGATGGTGAGATGATCGCATGCCATGGCGATCAGGCTGGCAATCGAGGCGGCAACCGAATCAATGAAGCCGTTGATCCGGGCCGGGTGCCGCATCAGAGCGTTATAGATTGCCACGCCCTCAATGACGCTGCCGCCGCCGCTGTTGATACGGACATTAATCTCCGCGACATCGCCAAGCTCATTCAGCGCCGATACAAACTCATTGGCCGAGATGCCCCACATGCCGATATCGTCATAAATGAATACCTCGACAGGCGTGCCGCCTTTAGCGGCAGCATTGTGGATTTCAAACCAGCCCTTGCGTTTCATGACTTACTTCTTTGCCTCTGCAAGTTCATCGTGCAGGGCGGCGAGTCGCTGGGCTGTGCGGATATCGATACAGCCGGATTCAAGATCTCCGATCTCCTTTTCAATGTCTCCGGCTGTACGAGGTGCCGCCGGAGCGGCGGGGACATTGCCCTCCTGGTCGCTACCGGCGGTATTACGCTGAACAATTTCCGCATCAATGGCTTCAATCAGCGTGACGCGATTTTTGTCGTCTGCCTCTGCTGCCTTCAGCGCTTCAAGATCATCAACAGAAAAGCCGGCAAACTGTTCACGCACATTGCCAACGGATTGTTTCAGGATCTCTGCAATTAGTTCTTCGCTCATGATTATCTCCTATTTCGGTGCGGCCGGTGCGGTAGTACAGCGGTCGGACGGGTGCGTCGAAGCCACCGGCTTCGGAAGGGCTGCAAGGGTGTATGGGTTGCCGGACGTGAGCGCCTGGCAAACGGGACAGGCATCTGGGGCTGGTATCCAGTCGAAGGCATCCGGTACGGCGCCATCATCAATCTCGGCGCGCCACTCTTCGTGCTTGGCGTCGGCGTGCGTGAGTGCAACCTCACTGCGCGCGATCTGCTCCCATTTCCATTTAGCGCCACCGAATTCACGGCGCAGGCTGGCTGCGGTTGTGAGCGGGTTTTCGCCAGATTCAACGGCAGCAGAAAGCACATTATGAATGCGCGGCGTCAGCTTGTTATCGATCCATGTGGAGAATGATTTCGTGCTTGTTTCCATCAGCTTTGCCACTGCGGCATCGTTGGACAGCTCGCCCACCGGAGCGTTAAGCGACTGCATGGTGTAGCCGTCAATCACGCCCTGCGCCCATGCGCGCAGAAAGGCCTGTGCCATCGCACCTTGTGCCATGCCATCGCGCTCGAAGATGGCAGCGATGAAAGCGGCCATTTCATCGGCAATCAGCTTTTTATCGGCCCCGGTAAAGGTGAAGCCGTCGGTGGTCATGCCGTTGGATGCGTTGTCTGTAAGGCCGAGGGCGCGGATCAGGTGCTCGGTGGTTGCATCCCATTCGGCATTGATGCCGGAAATTGCATCATTCTCCACGCGATCGAGTGCGGGGTTATCAATCGGGCGTTTCTCCAGCTTGTTGAGCGCAGCCATCGGCCCATGCGGACGCGTTACCGGGTGGAAGGTGATTTCATTGCTTGTGCCATCCTGCCCGGTGCGGATGGTGATCGGGCCTTTATCCAGCCCGGCATTGGCGGTGACGGCATCGGCCTGGGCATTCATGAAGCGGGCCTGAGCCTTGGCAACCTCGTCGGCCAGATTCGGCTTGCGATATTCGATGCGCCAGTCGCGACGCACCAGACGCCCATCATCGGTGCGCGCCATCTCATTGCTCCATGTGCGGCCACGGGCGCGCAGCATGGCTGCTACCGGACGCTCCAGCACAGGTGCTTCAAGATCGGTACGGGTGTCGCTCTCCTGCTTTAGCACTTCGGACTGGAACTTGGCAAGCCGCTCTGCGGTGGAGAAGTGCAGGCCGAGCATCCATGCCGGCAGACCTGTCTTGGCGACAATCTGCTCCAGCAGGTGCCTCGCCGGCATTTCAACCTCAAGCACCTGGCCATCATGGCCGATGATCTTGATGTTGACATCGGAGTCCTTATCCACAGCGGTCACGAAATCGGCCGACTCCCCAAGCCGCTTGCCGGCAATGATGCTGGCGAACTCGGTGGAGATGGTGTCTTTGCGTTTAGTCAACTCTTCCGGACTGACGCGGCCTGATGCCTTGTATCTGATGTGATACGACGGGTCGCCGAACCTCTCCCAACTGTTGAGCAATCCGTTTTGTATGGTTAGCAGGCTCTTGGCGACAAACGGCAGCGGGCGCATCATCGAGACGCCGTAAGGGTCTCCATTCTCAATATGCCATGCCATATAGACCTTGTTGCGCATCTCAAGCTCGATGACGCCGGGAAGGTTAGTCAGCTGTGAGGTGGCCACCGATGATGAGAAGCGATCCTGCAGGATATCCTGCTGTTTCGCGCGACCGTTGTTATTCAGCTGCTGGCGCAGTGGGGTGAGTCGATTATAGAAGGTGCGCAGATTGCCGGAGCTGTTGCGCCCGAAGCTGATCGCTTTTGAATCCGCCACGTTCAAACGTGGGACATCGCGGGATGTCTGCACATACTCGCCGACAGAGAAGCCCTGTTCGTGGGTCTCGTTGCGCAGCTGGCGGGCGAAGGCTGGCAGGCCGTGCATGGTGTCTGCGTCGTTCACCTCGACATTTGCCGCCCATTCGCTGATTTCGTTCACCAGCGCATCGTTATCACCAACGATGACCGGCGTGCCGTCTATCGTGATCAGGCGATCAATAGCCGCATCGAGAATAGGCAACGCCTCGCGCAGGGCCTCATACAGCCCGGGCGGCGTGCTGCGCGGCTGCAGCTGGCCGAACATCGGCGACCATATACCCTGACCGAAGCCGGAGTGGTTAATCTGCCCTGCAGAAACCGTTCCGGAATTGCGCGCACGGGTGATATTGAGCCCGAGCAGGCGCATTAGTCGGCGTGGGGTTGATTCATTTCGTGACTCATGAACCCGCTGGCTAAAGCTTTACATGCGCAACTGTAACGGGATGATTGCGCCTCCTATCGCTGATGGGCCCCGTCCACTCTTGTCATCATGACTTCGCGGCATTCGGGTTTCTGCCCGTTACCCTCCGCCACTTACCGTTGGTTAGCGCCGCAGGCAAAGGCATCGTGCCCGCCGAATGAGCCGGAGAGTACGCGGTTCATGATCATCGCCCTGTCGCTGTCTACCCAGTGGTCGTTTTTGTTGGGGAATGATTTCCAGCGCGGGCCCTGGCGATAAACCTGCGAGGTGTAGTTGTTGACCATCTCGGGGCAGTATGGGTATTGCCCTTTGCGGCGCTGCATCGATTGCAGCAGCAAATCGGAGCCCAGCTCTTTGCCGTTGCAGCGTAGCGGTTTCTCGGTTTTGCTTTTGCGATCGATGATCTGCTCGCCTTCAAGATTGACAGCATCAAAGCCGTTGCCGAATCCTATCGGCATGATGCGGTTCTCAAAGTCGCGCTCCTGATAGCGCTCCTCTTTATGCAGGATGCCGATCACGGTTCGTCCGGCATTGCCCTCATCAATGCCCCAGGCGGGGCGCTTCATGTCGCGGTCCATCAGGCAATCGATGGCATAGATGAACTCACACTGGATGTGATAATCGACATTCTTCAGCTGCAGGCTGCTGTGGCGGCGCAGGATGGAATTGCGATCTTCAGCCACCATGATTTCGGTAGGGTCCTGTGATTCACCCAGATCGGCACCGATCCAATGCTCACCATCACGAATATGGCCAAAAGCCTCAAACACCAGGCGCTCGGCAATATCGCGCCATGCTTCATGCCCGTTCCAGTCCGGAACAGGCTCATTGCGCTCATAGATCAGGTTTTCTCTGCCATCACCACCATCCACCTGCTCATAGGAGTACAGCTCAATGGTGATCGTTTGCTCTGATTTATTGGCGATAATCTTCAGGCGGCGAAACTCGTTGATCTGGGTCAGGCATGCCACCATGGTGGCATACGGGAACACGCAGTTGGCGCGGTCGCCATCCTGACCGAGCACATTCTGCTGATAGCCGGGTGAATCTTCACCGCCAAAATCGTCGATGAACTCGCGGCGGCGCTCCGCTGACCAGAATGGCTCCGGCATCAGGGTTTTCGGCCAGTTGAACAGCACGCGCGGCGGCTTGCCGGGGCCCTTCCATCCGTTTGGATAGCGCTTTTTGAACTCTTCATACGGCATGGATGACTGGTTGCGGCGATAAAAATCACAATCGCGATCACCATCCGGCACGGAGTAGGTGCCCCATGTGGCGGATGGTTTGAGCGCGCGCTTGAACTCACTCCAGTGCTTTGCGGATTTCAGCAGCGCAGCCTCTTCGAGCATCCCCCATGCGTTGACATGGATGCCACGGAAGGCCCCGCCGGCAATGCCGCCGGGTCGAAAGTGGATGATGCCACGCCCGTCGGAGTGGTGAATGGTGATCTTGTGATATGGGGCCTTCTGGTGCCAGCCTTTGCGCAGACCGGTTTGCAGGTGCGGGTTCAATTCGATCTGCTCTTCGATCGCGTCGATGATGTCGGACAGGTGTCCCTGCAGCGGCGCACCAACCACCGACTCAACACGACGCATCGGCTGACCGTGTACATCCAGCAGCTCAAGATTGTGCAGGGTTTCACAACTCCATAGCAGCTTGGTGATAATCTCGCGTGTTTTGCCGACCTCGGCACCGTCCTTGTGGTTGTAGTCGCCGCCACGCCAGTTGACGCTGGCCAGCTGATAGCCCCAGAATTCATAGGGCTGCATGGTGTCCGGCTCCTTCAGGTTCATGTTCGCCCAGAGATGGGGGCGGGAGTTGGTGAGCATCCAGGCATAAGTCTCGATATTGAGCTGCTTTCCGTCGCGGCCGTAATAGTCCCCGCGCAGCAGCCCCTCAACGCTGAGCCCATCCGGAGCATTGATCGCCTCGCCCAAAGCATTCACAAACACCCGTTGCCGCCTGAGTGTTGCCTCGATGCTTTTCTGCATCAGCTCGGTGTAGTTTACGATCTGATTTGATTTACGCGGCGTCATCAATTGCTCTGCATTGCTTTGTTCTTGTAATTGCTCTTTTCGGCATGCATGACATCGCTAACGTAAATCGCCTATTAAACCGATCCATAGCATCGTACATGGCTGTAATATGCGGGTTTTTATTTTCGATTAATTCAATCTTGTTATCGGAAGTGTCCGTCATTTTGAAGTTCTCCTGATATCCAAAATTGTCACAGCGAAAGCTCCTTTGCCGGCGCGGCGGGCGTTTACATATTTGCCGCGCGGGACAGCGATCAGCTGTCGCTGCTTGAGTGGCATATAGGCGTGCCTCCACCATGTCTGCTGAACATAGCCGCTCCAGCCTGTGCGCCTGCGCATCTCTTCAGCCGTGAGATGCCCGCGCACCACGATGCGGTCTGGTGTGTTCATGATGATCTCGCCTGTGCGGTCAATCGACATCGTGGTTTTCCTTTTTCCAGTAAAATCGGCATGGTTCGCCGCGAACGGGGATGACATATACCGGGTGATCGGTTCTGGGCTTTGCGGCGCAGCGGTGCTCATGCTGGCAGTCGGTGCGTTTGCATTGGTCAGGCATCTTATGTGTCCTCTGGCTCTGCGTGCCAACCCTCTTCAGCATGTGCTACGCGCCACGCTAAGCCAGCTCGATAACCTTCTCTAAAGCTCTCCCGCGCATCACTGTTTTGGTAACTGCAAAGCGGAAGAGCAACCAATGGGAAGGCGTTCCAAGCCATCGCGCTGCCATCATTGAACGCTTGCCTGATTATCTCGCTATCCTGCATCATCGACCACCTCGGCATCGATCGCTTTGCTGGTCTGATCCAGTCGGATGAATTGCCCGGCAATGCCGCATTTCTGAAGTGCATCGGCGTTGTCTTCTCCGTAGGCGATCAGGACAGATGGGGCTCCGCCGCCGTTTTTAGCTTTGCTTCCGTCGACTTTGTGGAATCGCAGGCGGCCCTTGATGAACAAAATGGCATGTGCGTGAGGCCATACATAGTTGAAGAATGTCGCTGTTTCTGTCCTTGCAAAGATAAGCACAATCCCGTTTCCGTGATTCACCATGCGGCGCATCCAATCGTGAACAAAATCACCGTATGGCGGGTTCATCCAAACTCGGCCAGACCACTCCTGTACAAGCCCATTGTCTTCGAATGTGTAATGCTTTCCGGCTGTAGGCCATGGCCTTGTTTCCGGCGCGCACGGGTCAAGGTCGAAATGACCGAGCGCGCGGATAATCTCGGGAGGTGTTAGCCATTCATGCGTAGAGGCATGCGAAGTCTGGTGACCGCTCATGCCTTTGCCTGCAATACCAAGCGACATCTGCAAATCACTCATCTTTCACCACCTCGGCGTCGGTGATCTCGGATTCGTCGAAAGCAGGCATCCGCATCTCGGATGGGATGAGGCGCGTAACCGCACGGGTGAATTCGGCAGCAGTCTGCTGAGCCTCATCCTCCTGGATGACCTTGGCCTGCGACTGCGGCGTGGCCAGAAACTCGGGCAGGTTGATGCCGAGCTTGTCCATCAGCTTGATCATGGTTCCGATGTGCGGGTTCTCCTGCTCCTTGGTGCCTACTACTTCGCCTTCGGCATTCAGCATATCTTGTGTGATCCAGATTCCGCGCGCCTGTATATCGGCAAACATCTGCTGAATCACAGAGACATTCATGCCCATAAGCATGGCGGTAAGCCCCTGCAGTTTACTCATGTCTCCATTCTGGGCGGCAACGATGGCTTCGGCGTTCTCCTCAACAATGTTCCAGTCGCCAACGTCCAGGCACTTTCCGCCCGGTGATGTCTTATCGGCTTTGATGAACACGCATGACTCGAACTTTGGGCAGGTCGATTTGCACGGCTTGCCGATCATTGATGAGCGGACGGATCTTGCTGTCTGGCCATCCTTCCATGCGTTCATGGCGGATATCTTCTTGCCTTTATCGGTCACGGGGCCGGTCGACCGCTGGGCGGCATCCTTCCGTTGCTTCGCTTCTGCCGGAGATAGCGGCGCTCCTTTCTTGCGTGGCATCAGGTGGTCTCCTCGGGTATTTTGCGGCCTGCAACGATCTGCTGGATGCGGCGCGGCTTCAGGTCGTACTCAATGGCGAGCTGGGTGGTATTGCTGCCGTTGTATCGATTGCGGATGCGCTCGTCGCGCTGGTCGCGGGTCAGGGAGCGGATGAGATTGTCGTATGTCGGCATGTATATCTCGCCGCCGCCAATAGTGTCCAACACAAGGCGCAGGTTTTCCGGGCCGATAAGATGGCCGACAAGAGCGATGGCATTGTCCGGGTCGGCCTCGGCAAACAGAGTACTGATCTCATCAACCCTCATAATTTACCCCCAGCCTTGACCAGCGCGATGACGATATGCGCGACTTCTGAAGGTGGCGCTCTGAAATGGCGATGTAGCGCCATGTGGTCGCCTCGCTGGCATGGCCCATCAGAATGCGGATTTCACCGACCGGAATGCCTTCGTCGTACATGTCGGTTGCATAGGTGCTGCGCAGTTTGTGCAGGAATACGCTGTTGTCGCGCAGGCCCATGAGGGCGGACTGGCGCTTGAGTGTCTTATGCAGGCCGCCGTTTCCAAGGCCTGTGCCGGCGGCGCTGGTGTGCAGCGCAATGAACAAATGAGGCTCATCGGCAGCGGCAAATTGGCTGCGGGCCAGTAGCCATGTCTTCAGAATCGGAACGATAGGGCCCTCGAACGGTACCACGCGATGCTTGGCCCCTTTACCGATGATATGAACGCGACCTGTGCGGGATGCGAGGGTTAGGCGATCAAGAGTCATGCCGGCCATTTCATGCCTGCGCATGCCGGTGGCGTAGAACAGCATCAGGATGCAGCGATCACGCAGGGAGATCACCTTGTTGTCTCCGCGATCTGAAAACAGAGCCAGCAGCTCGGACGGGCTGAACTTCTGCGCAGCCTTCTGGCTGAACTTTGGGGTCGGTACGCCATCGCATGGATTCGATGGAAGGTGGCCGCGATCCACCAGCCATCGGCATACAGTACGTAAAGATGACAGGCGGCTGGCGCGGGTTGCATTGCTGCGGTTGCCACATCTGAGCGCCAGGTGTTTCATCCATGCTTCCACGGTGTCGCGCGTCAGCGGTAGGCCTTCGCTCGAAGTCCAGTCGAAAAACTTCTTGGAAATGAGGCAGTACTTCTCTGCCGCAGTGGTGCTGCAGCCCTTGGTGATCACGTGGAACTCTGTGAATGCCTTTGCGTGCTCTGGTAGCCAGCGAAACCCGCTCATGCGACATGCCCCCAAAACCAAAACCTGAAAATCGGCCATTTTTTTGGAGCCACATAGTGTTGGTGCCGGCGCTTCAGTGGCTGAGCTTTTGAGGGGGGGTAGGGCCTCGCTTCTCCGGTGGAACCACCGCACACACCATTACGCAAGCAATAACAGGCACTTATATAGCGCACGCATGGCAGTTGTTCCGTTCGTTCCGGTTTGTTTTCCTGAATTTTGTTGCCAATGAACCGAGTATGCGCGACATGACCAGCGAGCAGCACTATAGTAGGCAATAGATACACCTTTCGAAAGGCAGCTTGCGTGGTGTAAGTACAGAACATTGTTACCATTTCCAGCAATGCGGGATACAAGCAAGGAAGGCTCAT